GCACAACAACTTCCTGAATATGAATTTATATTTTGTCAGGAGTTAAACTTAACTAAACCTGAATATCACGAATTGTTGAAAAGAGCAAAGATGGTATTTAGTGCGAATACACAAGAAACATTAGGCATAAGTTGTTATGAAATTTTAGCTGCCGGTGGTGTTCCGTTAGTTCCTAACAGATTGTCTTATAAAGAAATGTATGATGATATGTTTAAATATCCTACACAATTTACAACAGGATATAAGGACTATGTGATGCATCAGGATATGCTTATAGGAAAAATTAGAACACTAATGAATAACTTTACGGCACCTGAAATACAAAATAAAATTATTGCTAACAAAAAATTCCTGGAGAAAGAATATTTTTCCGCTTATAAATTATTAGATAAACTTAGAGGTTAATTATGTATTATTCTACAAAAACTTACGGACATGAGAGAGGACTATCCTGTGCTTTCAGACAACCACTTGCTAAACATTCTCATTGTTCTTTAATTCACGGCTATTCATTAGCATTCAGTTTTAAATTCGGAGCCAATACTTTGGATGATAAAAATTGGGTAGTAGACTTTGGTGGTCTTGGGGCATTAAAAGATTGGTTGGAAAAGAACTTTGACCACAAAGTTACAGTAGCCAAAGATGACCCAGACATGAAAACATTTTTAGAACTAGAAGAAAAGGGTTTAGCAGAAGTCGTAGTAATGAATGGGGTAGGTTGTGAAAAGTTTGCGGAACACGCTTTCTTTTTTGCAGATAAACTAGTAAAAGAAATGACCAACGGAAGATGTTGGGCAGTTTCCTGTGAGGTAAAAGAACACGGAGCTAACTCAGCAATCTACGAAGGGTAAACATGAAAGTTGCTCTCGTTACAGATACACATTTCGGTGCCAGGTCAGATAGCTTGGCATTCGATGCCTATTTTTCTAAATTTTATACAGAAACATTTTTTCCTGAGATAGAAAAACGTGGCATAAAAACTATTGTTCACTTGGGAGATGTATTTGATAGACGTAAATATATTAATTACAATACATTAAAATCTTGTAGAGAATATTTCTTTGACAAAGCCAGAGATATGGATTTAGATATTCATATGATTCCTGGCAACCACGATACTTATTTTAAAAATACAAATGATGTAAACTCACCTGAGTTATTACTACAGGATTATAAAAACATTACAATTTATCCCGAAGTAACAGAGTTGATGTTGGACAGACGCAAGGTTTTATTTATGCCTTGGATATGCGGTGAGAACTATCATAGTTCAATGGAAGCTGTTAAGGATACAGATGCAGAAGTATGTTTCGGACACTTTGAATTTGCAGGATTTATAATGTATAAAGGATTCGCAAATGAACACGGCATGGATGCTCAGGCTTTTAATAAATTTGATTTAGTTTGCTCTGGACATTTTCACCACAGACATAAAATAGGAAATGTAGCATACTTAGGCAATCCATATGAAATGACCTGGTCAGATTTTAATGACCCAAGAGGGTTTAACATATATGATACTGTAACGAATGAGTTAGAGTTTGTAGAAAATCCTAATACTTTGTTTAGAAAGTTTTATTATGATGATGAGAGTGTTCAGTTTAATGAGTTGTTAGAAAATATAGACTATACACAATTAGAAGGCAGAGCAATAAAATTAATTGTAGTTAAGAAAACAGACTTTAATAAGTTTGATAATTTTGTTGATAAACTTTATAGTGTCAATCCTTTTGAATTAAAAATACTTGAGGACTTTTCAGAATTTGAAGATGATGCTGTAGGTGATGAGTCCATTAACTTAGAAGATACAATGACCTTGTTAAACGATTACGTAGACAACATTGAAACAGATGTGGATAAAGATAAATTAAAAACTATCTTACAGACACTATACATAGAATCCCAAAATACAGAATGAAACATTTAGTAACGTCTGGGTGTTCTTTCACCGAGACTAGAAGTAATATAGTAACGAGTTGGGCTAAACACTTAGCCAAAGAACTTGATTTAGAATTACATAATTACGCCTATAGTTCTATGGGCAATTCTCTTATCGCAAGACAGGCAATATATGGAGTAGAAAAACTATTACAAAATAATAATCCAGAAGATATACTTGTAGGCATCATGTGGTCAGGAGCAGATAGAGGGGATTACTTTGACCAGGATGTTAAACTAGGCGCCATGAATGGTATCGATTCTTGTTTAGAAAATCCTATAAGTTTTGTGGAAGAGAATAAAGGAAATTGGATAATACAAAATGCAGGCTGGAATCATCCTAGTTCTAACTTATGGTATAGGCACTTTTGGAATCCATTAGGGGGACTAATAAATACTTTAGAGAAGGTAATGTGGACACAAAATTATCTAGACTCAAAGGGAGTTAAATATTTTATGTCTACTTATAGCAATAAAGCGTGTCCCTTAGATACAGATAATATAAATTTAAATTGGATGCGTAACTCATTAGACTTTTCTAAGTTTTGTGATTTTGGTATGTATGAATGGTGCCGAGATAATGGCGTCGTTGGGTTTACACGGGAATTTGAGGGCGATGTCGCTCACCCAAATAGTAAACAACATTTGGAGTATATGAATAAGGTAATTTTACCTCATTTAAAACATTATGATTATATTTGAAAAACTTAGATATAAAAATTTCTTATCAACAGGTAATGCTTTTACCGAAATAGATTTTACAAGGTCACCAAGCACATTGGTCGTAGGAGATAACGGAGCAGGTAAGTCTACGTTTATCGATGCCTTATGCTATGGATTATTTAATAAACCATTTAGGAATGTAAGTAAGCCTCAGATGATGAACTCTATTAATGGTAAAGGACTATTAGTAGAAATAGATTTCAGAGTCGGCAAAAAAGAATACAGAGTCAGACGCGGTGCTCAACCTAATATATTTGATATTACAGTTGATGGTGATGTTATGGATTCTGAGGCAGCTGTTAGAGATACACAAAAATATTTAGAAGAATCTATACTTAAATTAAATTATAAATCATTTACACAGATAGTTGTTTTAGGTAGTGCATCATTTACTCCCTTTATGCAATTACCTCAGGGCTCACGTAGAGAAATTATTGAAGACATATTAGACATACAAGTCTTTACAGTAATGAATCAAGTTCTAAAAGAAAAATTAAATGTTATGAAAGATGAAATACGTAACATTGAAACAGACATAGAAGTTTCTAAACAAAAGGCTACAATACAGAAACAATATGTTGATACACTAGAGGATAATAAAAAACTTAAAATTAAGGAAATAGAGGATAGCATAAGTGAAGCGGAACAACTCGTCCAGGAAATTGAAGAAAACAAGACACAGTCAGAGAAGGCAAAAGCGTCTTTGGGTTCTCCAAAAGAAAAGAGAAGAAAGCTCGAACAGTTCAGAGATAAATTCCAAACCCAAATAGATAAAGCTAATAAAGAACTTTCTTTTTACCATGATAACGATGATTGCCCAACTTGTAAACAGGGCATACCTCACGACTTTAAAGAAGAAATAAAAGAAGAACGAAAAATTAAAATTGTAGAATTAGAAAAAGCTACATCAGAATTAGACCAACAATTTACAGAACTCGATGCATTAATTGATGACTTTGTAACACTTGATAATGAAATTATTAATTATAACAATGAAATAATTACTAATCAGAGATACATACAAAGATTACAAAGCGAACTAGGTGATGCTAAGGGCAACGTAGCTAACATAGAAGATGAGAAAACAAAATTAAAAGAGTTAGCAAAAACAGTAACAGAACATAATACTTTAAGGTCAAAAAAGAATGAGGAAAATCATTACTTAACTGTTTGTAGTCAGTTATTAAAAGACACAGGTATTAAGACACGTATTATAAAACAATACTTACCTGCAATAAACAAGTTGGTTAATAAGTATTTAGCTGCCATGGACTTCTTTGTTCAGTTTACACTAGACGAGAAGTTTAGTGAAACAATTAAATCTAGATTTAGAGATAAATTTACATATGCTAGTTTTAGTGAAGGCGAAAAACAAAGAATAGATTTAGCATTATTGTTTACATGGAGAACTATTGCTAAGATGAAAAATAGTGCAGCCACTAATTTGTTAATCTTAGATGAAATTTTTGATAGTAGTTTGGATAACAACGGAACAGATTATGTTATGACTCTACTAAATACAATTGGTGATGATGCTAACGTTTTTGTTATATCACACAAAGGTGACCTATTATTTGATAAGTTTAGGTCAGTAATAAAATTTGAAAAGAAACAAAACTATTCAGTAATTGCCAAATGAGCCAGTGGCACGGAGGCAAGGGTTCTAAAAGAAGAGCCACTAACGAAAAACTATATGCCGATAATTGGGATAGAATTTTTAATAAAGGAAAGAAAATGATAAAAATATATGGAAAAGAAAATTGTCCTTTTTGCACACAGGCAAAAGGATTGTGTGAACGTGAAGGATTTGAATTTGAATATCGGATGTTAGATGAGGATTACACCTTTGAGGAATTTGCAGAAAAATTTCCGACAGCTAGAACTTTCCCACAAATCACAGTAGATGATAAATCCATTGGTGGATTTACTGACCTAAAAGAAATGGTAGAAACTAAACAGTTATAATTTATTAGCACTTATAAATATTATTATGGAAGAATTAAATTTAGAGAATCTTCAGTTGATTGATTTCAACAATCCACTTTTAAGAAAAAAGCCAGAGCCCTTTGACTTTGACAAGTATAACGCACAGGAAGTTTGTGATGCTTTATTTGAAAAACAACAAGAGTTTGGAGGCATAGGACTTTCTGCTAATCAAGTTGGTTTAGACATGAAAGTATTTGTCTTTGGTGATGGAGAAAAACTTAAAAGATACATTATTAATCCCGAACTAATAGATTGTTCTAAGGAAACCAATGTGGCAAAAGAAGGTTGTTTAAGTTTACCAGGTATATTTTTAAACATTACAAGGCCTGCAGAAGCAACATTTAAATATCAGGATGTTGAGGGCAAGGAATGTATAGAAAAATATGTTGACTTGGCAGCAAGGGTTGCATTACATGAATACGACCATATGCTAGGCTTCAACTACACTATGAGAGCTTCTAGACTTAAATTGGATAGAGCTCTAAAGGCATATAATAAAAAAGCTAAGGCAGAAAAAAGACTTGTATCACAAGTTGCTAAACTTCCGCCAGAAGTTTTAGAATTATTAAAACAACAAGAACAACAA